CTGATGGTGTATGGTAACCAACAGACTCAAGACATGCTTTTGCAAGGTCAGGTACTCTTGTTCTACTTTTTGTGACTTTGCTTGTATCATAAAACTCACGTTCAACTGGACCAGCTTTTTGTTTCTTTAATGCACCTGTTACTTGAGCAGTTCCACCACCAGACAAACTGTTAACTAAGTCGTGTGAAGCCATCAATGCCTGTGCTTCACCAAGACAAGGTTTGAATGGTGTTCCATACAAAGAGTCATCAGTATTGTCAATGATGTATCTGTATGCGATACGTAGCAACTGTTCTTTGCGTTCAGGTGTTTGTGCAACCCATTTGTCATTATCGACAGTTAATTGGCTAATATAAACATCAGCCTCTGCTACAGTTACAAAACTGTCAGCAAGTGGGTCAGGATAAATTATAAGTGCCATCACTTAGCCTTTATGTTAGAGAATTTGTTACAGGTTTGTCAATGAATTTAACTATACCTGAGTCTGCCACAATGTGGGATACTGTCACAACATCACCTGCTTTAATCGCACCTGCTTGATTGAAACCTAGTGTGAACTTATTTGTGTTATGTCCATCAACACCTACAAGAGGCTTGACAGTACCATTAATTTTAACTTCCCACTCAGATGTTACAGAAGCATAACCCTTATCATCACTCAATGTTACAATAATACCTGTACCACTTGCGTTAGGGTTAGCGTTAGTAATGACATCAGCACTTACAAATGTTGTGTTATTAGGTATTGGCGGAGTTGTTGTTGCACCACCTGTACCAAGAGAGTCTGTGTTACCACCAACATTGGCAAACATTGCAATCAAGTTGGCACCTGCAGCACCTGAAACTTTCTTAGTTGCATCGTCCCAAGTTACTGGAATATCAATACCACCGATTGTAACTTTTGTGATGTCAACACCTGTTGGTTTCTTGTCAAACACCAACTCAAGGTTACCACCAACAATCTCACAAGATTTTATAAATGCATAGTTCTCACCAACATGGTCTGGAACAACAGTTCCAAAGTACACATCAGTACCTGCACTTGAACAACCTTTGACATTTGTGTTTGGGTTTTCACCTACAAATACTTTAAGTTCCATTATTTATCCTTTGCTTTTTTAGCTGGTTTCTTAGCTGGTTTTTTCTTAGGTGTTACATCACACGGTTCATCAGCAGGTGGAGCAGGTGGTGGAGTGTTAGGTGTTGGAGTTTTAGGTGTTGTTGCCTTAGTACCATCTCCAAAGTTAGCAAGTACAAACTCAACTACTTCATCTTTACGTGCAGAGAGGTAATCACCAACTGCAGTGTTTGGAGCAGCACTAATGTATGCTTTTTTGGTATCGTCCCAAGTCAATGTGTCGGTAAGTCCAGAAGCAAAAGCAAGGTCAACAGAAACAGCACCACCAATTTTCTCATCGGTTTTCAACCCAATGTCACCTGTGGTTGTAACCATAAACGCATCGATTAGTGCACCACCAATATAGTTTGGTATCACTGTTCCATAAATATCGTCTACGTTATCCATTCCATACGTACCATTATCAAGCGACTTGCCGACAATTAGTTTGAAAGCATACATAATTTTTTCCTTTTAATATGTTGTTATGGGAGTAGTATATCATAATTTTTTGGAAGAGTGAGGGCGAAGTGCCCTCTAAGATTGTGTGGTAGGTTTTGTGAAAGAGGTCAAGAGACCCCTAATAGCTGATTATGCTCTGCCCTTAAGTTTCAATAAGAAACCAGCACCAGATTTTACATCTGAATAGTTGTAAGTCCAGTTACCTGCTGTACCAAGGTCAGTGTTAGCTGGGTTAGCTTTAGATGTATCAAATGAACACCCTTTGATTCCTAAGTTGTAAGAACCTTCACCTTGAATAACTCTCTTGAGGTTTTCACCAAGAAGAACATCTTGTGCTTTCATGATAGTTTCATCAGACTCAACACAGTTGATTGCAGAATCAGTAAGACCAAGTACGTTAAATACTCCTGAACCTGCATCAAGTGCTGGTGAATCAGTTACCAATACTGGAAGACCAAGTGAATATGCTCCACCCTCACGGATAGTTGCCCCACCTACGTTTTCAAGTGCGTTCATAGAAAGACCCTTGTCAACAACAGAGAAGTATGTGTTTGAGTGCATTACAAGCATTCTTACTTGACCAGCTTTGTCACCCATAGTTGCAAGACCATCTACAATGTTTTTGTAATCAAATACATTTGCAGAGTTATCTACAACCATACCAGGCATAGCAGAGATAGCTGCAGTACCACCAACGATAGATGTGTTTACCATATCAGCAAGAATTGCTTTACCAAGCTGTGTACCGATTGCAAGTGAGAATGTCTCTACTGAACGGTTACTTCTGTTCCATGCATCGTATGTAGTCTCAAATGGACCATATCTACGAGAAAGTTTAACAGAGTTGTTTTTACCCTCTACAAGTTTCTCAGGTGTAACTGCACCTGTTCCTGTGTAATCTCTGTGAGATACAAGTTGTGCTGCTGTAAGTGCTTTGATGAATGATTCATCTGCGAAGTCATTTTCAATAGCTCTTGATGTTAGTGTCATTGTTCCGTTTGAAGATGCGTTGAACGCTTCTACATTTTGCTCTAGCACTTCAACGATACCAAGTCTTACTAACTCGTTATCTAAAACTAAATCTGGTGCATAAGTTGCTGCCATAATATATCCTTTATATTTATAATTGTGTTTTTTTATAGGTAAAGTAAGGAGTCCACCAATGATTACCAACCGAATTCTGTTGTCAAATTAGCATCCACTAATTGTATAATTTGAAACCTAATCCAAGGCGTCTGTGGTGTTAGTATATCATAATTTTTTTTATAAAGTAACACATAAGTAAAAGAGGGACTTATGTGTTACAGTGTTCTAAAAAGGATTAAAACGAGAGAGTGGGCTTACGTGGAGGAGTTTTTTCTTTGGGAAGAAGGTTTGATGTTTCCACTGCCACAGAATTACATTGGTAAGTTTCTGTATGCTGCCATTGAATGTTTGGCAATATATTTAGCTTTTTCAGCATCTGACATAGCAGAGCGTTTAAGTTGTGCTCCACCTGCATCTTGTTGTGGACCTTTAACTACAGGAGATTTACCACCACCTGATTTAAACTGGTCTTTGAATAAGTATGAAAATGCTTCATCAGCTTTCATCTCTTCATACTTGCCTTTGATGCCCATTGGTTGACCATCTGTTGTGAACACACTTGAACCATCATCATTTTTATAAACGATTTCATCACCATCAAATGTAGCACCTCTGCTCAACTCTCCAAGGATAACATTGTATGCATGTGGTGAATGTACTTCATCTTGTGCACCAAGCATATTAACTGCTCTGTCAAGTTTAAGACCAAAGATTTGTTTCTCATACTCAGAAGCAACCTCATCAACAGCATTGGCTGAACCTGCGAGTTTACCTTGTAGCTCTTGAACTTCTTTACGAAGTATCTCTGCTTGTTCTCCACCTTTACCTGATAGGTATTCAGTGAGTGCCTCTTCTGTGATATTCTCAAGACCAGTTGTGTTTCTGATAAGTGTCTTTAGACCATCTCTTTTCTCTGCTGCAGTCTTAACATCTTTTTGTAATGTTTGAATCTGAGAGAGATTTTGTTGAAAATTCTCATTGAATGTTGATACTACCTGAGCCATCTCAGGGTTAGTGCTTTGCAAACTTGCTGCTACATCGTTTAAATCCATAAACGTCCTTTAAATTTTATTTGTATGACATTGTAGCACACTTGTGCCACATATGTCAATACTATTTTGTTGGTGTTTGTGTTCCAGCTTCGGTAGCACCTATAACTCTTTTATCTGTACCAGCTGGTAAAGGTGCTCTTGGTGCTGGTGTAAAGTTGTCACTCTTAATTCTTTCAAGTTCATTCTTAGCACTGTCGATATTAATAAGCTCCATATCTGATAGTGTTTGTAGGAATGTTTCCATTGACAATAACCCTTGTAGGTAGGCTTCCATGGCGATTCTCCCACCTTCACTTCCCATCAATGATGCATTGAAATCTTTGTTAATTAGGAATGTTGCATCTGATGGGACTGCCTCATTGTTAATATCGCTCAACATCTCTATTGCTTCACGCATACCAATCTCAACACTGTTAGCAATCTCAGTAACTCTGTTTGATGCTTCTGCCTGTAAGAGTTGAACCTCTGTTGCTGTTTTCTGTACAGCATTAGCTGTCTCAGCTGCACGGAGGATACCCGTAGTAATATCTTCTACTATTGAGTCAAGGTCTTTCTCAAGTTGGTCAATAGAGTTACCACTTAGTTCTCTCCATTGGAAGTCACCCTCATCTTTTGATGAGAATAGGAATGCTTCATCAACACCTATTACAAGTGCAGGTTTAGCTGTTGCAGCATCACCATCATCAGTAACATCAGCACCCCATATAACAGGTATCGGCAATGCAGCCATTGTCAGGTATCTGTCTTTATGTGATAGTCTGTTGAAGTGTTTAACATTCAGCTTTGCAATATCATAAAGGATTGGTGTGTGGTCAATCAGAACTTCAACTATAGGAATGCTTGTGAAACCAGTTTCAATGAACTCGTGAACATAGTACCCACTGTTGAATTTTTTATCTTTAGGGTCAGCATTTCCTCTATCTGTGTTTGAACGATACAATGTGATGTTTGCATCTTCATCATACACTCTCCACTGTTTAATATACTTCGTACCAAACTGTCCATAAGGTTCTGATAACACCTCTTCAATAACCACCATTGTGAAGTTATCAAATTCATCTTTACGCCAATTAATTACTTGTGACCTGTCAAGTTGCATAAGGTATGGTTTACCACCAGAACCATCACGAGGTGCATCTGCAAGAATATAGGTTATACCATCTTTAGTGAGAGCCTTTGCAACCTCTTTGGTAAAGTTTTGAATGTTGTTCTTTGTATCTATCTTTTCAAATAGTTTCTCAGTACGTTTACCATAACCATAGATTTCAATAGGTTTACGAAATATCATACCTGTAAAGGCTTGTACGGCTCTTTTTAGGAAGTTACGCAATGTTGCACGTGACTGTCTATCCTGAAAAGTCTTTTCAATCTCTTGTGGGAATTTAAACAAATACTGAACTGTACTGTCAATACCATTGTATAGGTCATTTATGAGTGCAACTTGGTCAATGTGCTTATCGTATAGTATGTGGTGTTGAGCTGGGTCATCACCATTTCCCTGACGTGCTGAGGCACCTACAAAATCTGATGGTTTAGTAACCATTGTAAATCCTTTTTGTTTGCATTATATCATATTCCAAATCTCATACGAGCAATAGAGGTTGTTGGTTTATTAATACCCCACATTCTTACAAGGGCATATCCACAGGCATCTAGAGTGTGGTCAACATCATTTGTCTTAACTGGTATACCGTTATCATCATACACCTGCTTTTCAAGACACTCTGTCAGCTCTTTACATTTATCTGTATTCACAAAGAAACTTCTATTACCCTCACCGTCCATAAACATATTGTTCATTGATAGAACACGGTCTTTGACGGCACCGTTACGTTTAGGTGCATTGATACGAAAACCTGCCTCACGGAGTAGTTTAATATCTGATTTCGATGCATCTACACTTTTTCTACTACCCATAGAGCTATCAGGTAATATAACTATTTGACGACCTGGGTACCTGGCAGTTATAGCATTTATCATTTGTGGCGTATCCAACACTTTAACAAATTCATCTACAGCATAGGCAAAACGTGAACCGTCCTCAGCTTTCATTATCACTATTGCAGCCATATTTCCCACGTTTGCATCCATTCCTATGTAAATGGCAGCACTCTTTGAGAAATCATCTATGGTGAGGTCTGTATGTGATTTGAATCTATCAAAATTACTGTAAACTGTCAGACCTTTCATATTCACAAACTCACCAAGTAGGTATGCTTGACCTTGAGGTCCTGAATAAGTTCTCTCCAATGATTGCACGTAATCACTAGGTAGGTGGTGGTTGTCCATTGTCCTACCTCTTATCAGTTCGTACTCTGGATTATCTTTGTGGTCTTTTACCCACATAGTGTACGTGGCACGGAAGCCCTCTGGTGTTGTACTTACTGATACAGTATTTAGTCCTGGTGTGCCATCAGGGTTTTTGAACTTGCGTCTCGTCCTCGCAATAACACGTATCCACACGTCCATAGCTTTTTCCATTGTTAAAACATCAAATTCATCTATAAGTGAATGGTCATACTCTGCACCAATAATTCTACTTGGATTGTCCATACTTTTAAATGTTAAACGTGCTTTACCACCATTTATCCATATGTCCATAATACCCTCTGATTTGTTTAACTTATACAGTATGTTTGCTGTGGCAAATATCTCCTCAAATCTTGGATATAAAATTGAACGTATGAGGTCATATGTCGGCTCAAATATACCAATAGATGCATTGGGAATAGTGGAGATAAAATAGAGAGTCTTGTATATAAGTGCCTCAGTTTTACCAGCTCCTAGACCAGAGACGAGGGCAACATACTTGGCTTTTGAGGTTATAAACTTATATTGATGAGGAAGTGCACGGCCTCTGAGCTTAGGCATTTGTATCCTTTTCAACAACTTCTTCAATTTCAGCTTCGATAGCATCTGGTGGTGTGTCTAACACAAACTCAAATCCTGTTGGTGTTTGAAGTGCAGCAGCATTGATATTTACACCAGCACTGTGACGTTGCGTTACTTCAATGGTATCCATCGCAGTCTGCACGGCTTTGGCATAGTTGAGGGTATCATTTGATGTTGAGGCCTCATCATTTACACCTGCTATAGCTTTTTTAACGAGTGCTGAGGTAAATACTACAACTTCACGTCTCACATCAGGAGCATAGGCATTTACGGCTTCTTGCATTGTCTGCACTACTACTGGGTCTATCTGGGCAACTTCTTTTTGTATCATTCGGTTCTCAACTTCTCTGTCCATCATCTCAGCAAGCGTAGGTTCGTACTCTATGCCGTCCTGCACAGCCCACAAGACGATTTTACGCATTACCCCATACTTTGCCTCTATATCCTCATATGGAAGCCCTAATTTGATTTCTGAGTAGACTTTATCCCAAGGTATTTTCTCCTTGCTCCCGTAGAGCTTTAACTTCTCTTTCCCTTTGGATAATTCTTTCCCACTCAATGGCTCGTAGTTCATTAAGTTTGCGTATTCTTTCGGGCTTATCTTCTTCGGCAAGGTGACCGTATTTTCGTCTCTCATAATTTCCCCTCATTTGGATTTTAAGTTTTTCTCTGTTTAGTTCATAATATTGTTTATTATACTCAGCTTTTTTATCTTTGGTACGTTCATAGTAGTCTTTGTTCATCTTTTGTCTGCAGTAGTAGCAGTAAGGTCGTCTGACTGTTTTTGATTTTTTTGGGTCATGAAGTCTTTGGAAGAATGGTGTACCAAAGGTTTTACCACAGGAGTTGCAGGTGCGTATCTCACCACGTTTTTCGTGTACAAGTGCAACCCCACACAAGCTATGCAAACGAACCTTGCGAATTCTACGCTTAAATGAAGCGTATGATGACTCTGTATGTTTACGCATATTATTTTTAATATACTTTACAGTGAGTGCTCTGTTTATCTTTTTATATTCAGGGTCTCTAGCAACTTTTTTCTTTTGCCATTCACGTTTGTACGCTTTTGTCTTTGATATGGGTTTTTTCTTTGGTTTGGGGGCAACCCTGTCAAAAGCAGGTGGATTAAGACGTACGTCTTTTTTCATCTTTATCCATTGCTTTGTCTAGTATTGTTCGTACAACTGTACTTTTGTTTACACCATTAGCTTTTGATTTGCTCTCAATGTACTTTAATTGCTCTTGAGTAAGTCTAAGGTGTACGATAGCATCGTAATTCATAAGGATTGTCCTTTTTTGATGCTATTGTAACACATTTGTATCACGATGTCAAGGGGTGGTTACTTTGTGGTTTCACATATGCTTCTTATGTCTGAGCGTTCATCATATCTGGCAATGACAAAAACATTGTGGACTCTATCAAATACCCAGCAAGGTCTCATATCTTTGTTGTATTCACTATCAACGTAGTCATCAAAGATAGCATTGAAAATATCATCACTTTTCCACTTTCTAAAGAACTCATCTTTGTCAATATCACCAACTTTTTTCTTCTGATATTGGTATGCCATTTCTAAAATACCATCTTTGGTGTTCATATTGTATTGATTTTTCTTTCCAGTACCACGCACCTTATCACCTAGACCTTTTTCAATCAACATTATGGCAATCTGCTCTGCTGTGAAACTTTCGTACCCATTCAGCTTCTCATATATGGTATCACTCACCTTTAGCTTCAATTTTTTCATTTTGAAGCCTTTTTTATCATCTTTTTCCATTTTTTTACATCGTATTCTATATAAGGTGTCCAACTACGTCCATCCACCAAGGTTTCCATTGGGCTATGAAGTCCTGAACCAAACTTCTCATAGTCCTTAAGTAACTCATTTAGCTCTTTAATCGCAACATCGGATAATTTCTCTAATTTCTCTGCCTTGCGTTCTTTACTCGCTTTTATAAGATACTTTATATCATCTTTTTGAAACACTCTTGTTTTATAGTACCCAAGAATCCACTTAGAATCCTTATTACCCGGCTTATATCTTTGGTCCATTAGTACATAAAGAGGTTTTCTATTGTAAAACCTGTTCTTTAAAGCGTTGTTTAATGAAGAGGGCGTATACCCAAGGCTCTGCATTAATTCAGGTGCATGGAAAACAATTTGTGCGTCCCACGTTGTTCTGTCGTGTTCGTCATCACCTACTATGACTGCAAATAAGTTATATTTGAATGTCCTAAATGCTTTAAGTGGTTTAATGTAATTGTAATCCTCAAGTCTTTTTGCCATTGTAAATCCTTTTAATTTAAGTGCTCTTTAAATGAGCTTCGTAATGATACACTAGAAAAACTTAAACCACACTTATAATTTTTCTAGCTAGTGTCCTAAGCTTGAGCGAGTGATATTATTTTTTTTCCATATATTAAAATTAAAAAAAAAATAAAAAGACAGACTCAGACAAAGGACACTAGCTAGACAATTATAAAAGAGGACTTATTCAGACAAACTTACTTATTTAACTAGAGTTGTTTATTTAAAGTTAGTTATTTAAAAGCTAGTTATTTAAAAGAGAGTTAATTTGTGTTACAAGTGTTTTTGGGTTTTTTA